AAAAATGCAGGCTGTGCTGTTGTGTCAATATTTTTAGTGTGAAATACACTCATGAATTACCTTCGTATATGTAAATTGTATCCATTGTTAATTTTTTAAATTCTTTATAACCAAGTTCAATTAAAAGATGATGACCCTTAGCTTTTTCTGTAATAATAACTGGATGGTGTTTTTTGATTGTTTCTTTTGCACCTTCAATGGCCATTGGTTCATGTCCTTCAATATCTAAATGTATAAGATCAATCTTTTCTAAATTTAAGTCATCTATTCTATACATTTCTACATTGGCATTTTTGACGTCTTTCTGTAATCTATGTGTACCTACATTCTTCTTATTATTATTGTACAATTTATAGATTTTATCTGTTGTATTGCTGATAGCGCCATTAAATAATTCAAATTGTTCACTATCACAATTCATTTGTAAACATTTATAATTATCCGGATCTGGTTCCCATGAATAAACCTTTTTAAAATAGTTTGCATAGAAACGAGGATACATACCGCAGTTTCCTCCAGCACATATCACAACATCAAAGTTTTTCACTTGACTCATAAAATCTTTCGAGTCTTCACGCCAATTTTTAAGAGGACCGGTCCATGCACCACTATCATTTATTAGCCAAAATAATCCATCAATACCTTCATATTCATCGGCAGTCCAGTCTTTTTCATCAGGCACTTCACTAAACTTTCTGTAATGTATTAGATTTTGCATGCATCACAGTCCGGATCACTTAAATCACATACTGCGCCTTCTGCTTCAGGCACAGGTGGTACTTCTTCTATTTCTCCAGCACCATCATATGTGTTGTTATAATACAATTGCTTTCCACCATACTTATAGAACATCAACATATGTTGCATCATTACAGATAATGGTATCTTCTCTTCATCGTAATGTAAAGGATTATATGAAGTATTGACTGAAATACCTTGATCAATAAACTTTTGTAATACAGCCATAATCTTGAGATAACCTTCAGGTGATTTCTGATCCCACAATAAGTCGTACTTATTCTTTAATCGTTGAATGCTAGGAACAACCTGCTTCAATATGCCGTCTTTCGATTGCTTAATAGAGATAAGAGAGCGCGGTGGCTCAATACCATTTGTACTGTTACTAATTTGTGCTGATGTTTCAGCCGGCATAAGTGCCATCAATGTTGAGTTTCGAATTCCAAAGTTCTCGAGTTGCGCGCGTAGACCATCCCAGTCCATCTTATATTCAGGTGCAACCAACTCATCCACTGTTTTCTTATATGTGTCGATTGGAAGAACACCTTCATGATAGTTTGTTTGATTTGAGAGAAAACATGCATGTTTTTCAACTGCGAGATCAGCTGATGCCTGAATCAAATAATATGACCATGCTTCTGCATATTCATGAATGAGTTCGAGATTAGGATCCTGATAGTTAGTATCATTCTTCGCTAGCCAATGTGCAAAGTTAATAATGCCAATTCCTAACGGCCGACGATTTTCTGTGCCTTTACGAGCCGCCAATACTGGATAATCTTGATAATCTAGCAATGCATCAAGTGCACGTACGGCTAGGGTACAGGGCTTCTCAAAGTCAGCAGGTTTACGAATACTTCCCCAGTTGATGGCAGCTAAAGTACACAATGAAATCTCACCCATGGGATCGTTGATGTCTGTTAACGGTTTTGTCGGCAGGTTAATTTCACAACACAAATTAGATTGACGAATAGGTGCTTTAATTTTTTGGAACGCACCATGATCATTAGCGTTATCAACATTCATCAAATAGATACGTCCAGTATCCTTTCGTTCTTGCATAAATGCAGAAAACAACTCACGGGCACTAATTGTTTTTTTCCTAATCGATGTCTTACGCTCGTACTTTTCGTAGAGCTCACGAAATTTATCTACGTCTACAAAGAATGCCTCGTATAGATCTTTACAATCATGAGGTGAGAAGAGTGTGATGTTCTCATTTCGAATCAGCCGCTCGTACATTACCTGATTGAATTGCACACCATAATCCATGTGTCTTACTCGGTTGTCTTCTGTTCCTTTGTTATTTTTAAGAACGAGCATATCTTCAATTTCATAATGCCAAATTGGATAATATAGTGTTGCGGCACCACCGCGTACACCGCCTTGTGAACAAGATTTGACAGCGCTTTGAAAATACTTATAGAAAGGGATAACACCAGTATGACTAGTATCGCCGTCGCGAATAGGACTGCCCAGAGCCCGAATGCGACCGGCCCCAATACCGATTCCTGCTTTTTGAGATACGTATTTGACGATTGCTGATGCTGTTGCATTGATAGAGTCCAGTGAGTCATCAGTCTCAATAAGTACGCATGATGAGAACTGTCGTTGAGGCGTCCGTACTCCCGCCATAATTGGGGTAGGTAGACTAATATCGAAGTTACTCAGTGCATCATATAGGTCTTTTACCCATTTAAGTCTATCTTCACCGTAATTTGCGAAGAGAGTCATGGCGATACACATATTCGCCATTTGTGGTGTCTCATAGATTTTTCCAGTGACACGGTTTTTGACCAGATACTTACCTCGCATCTGTTCCATTGCTGCATATGTCAAAAGAAAATCACGATCATGATTGATATAACCATCGAGTGTCTCGATATCCTCGCGACTATATTTCTCCATCAATACACCATCATATACACCTTCACCTACACAATTAATAACGTGTTGTACGAGAGAAATAGGTTGAAAATCGCCATATACTTCTTTTCGTAGACCATAGTTGATCAAACGACCGGCGACATATTGGTAGTTCGGTGCATCTTCTGTGATAAGATCAGCGGCAGCCTTAATCAATGTCTCTTGGACATCAAGTGTTTTTATATTATTGTAGAACTGAATATGAGTTTTAATTTCTAGATCTGATGCGGATACACCGTTTAAACCTTCACACGCAAACGATGCAACTTTATGAAACTTGTCTAGATCTAATAGCTCTTTATCACCGTTCCTTTTGGTTACAAAAATTTCCATTTAAATTTGTCCAGATTCTTGTAGCTTGATTCGATTCGCCAAGTGTGCTTCTTGAATGTCATCTTTACTTTGGCCAAAATATTCAACAGCATGTCCTTCTCTAATCATGATTTGTCCTAAGAACATATAACTGTCAGTGACTTCATCGTAAACCTCAAACTTACCGAGAATACGACCGAACTTACCCTTCGCATCATCGCCGGGTTTTTCTGTTACAAGTGTTTGTGAACTACCGACTTTTAGATATGATTGCACAAACTTCTTTGCTAGTAAACCGTACTTCTTTTCTACTTTATCGCGTGTGCGCGATTCTGGTGTATCGATACCGTGAATTCTTACACGTTCACCATGTTGCCAAATGCCAAATCCAAGGTCGATATCTACATCTACTGTGTCGCCGTCTACGACTCTTTTTACGACGCACTTATACCTATACATCGCTCGGCGCGCCGGGTTCTTCGGTAGGAACTAAGCTGGCTCGTACAGCGCGCGACACATTAAGTAATTCATGAGCTTCAGCTATTTTTTGCATTTGTTCATGCATGGCATCGACGAGATCCGGATGTTCACCAATGCCTACGGGATTTTCTACGTAGGTTCGAACGTTAGCTTGTGCAGCTAACAATTCACCTTCATAACGCCTAATAAGGGCGTCGACTAAATCAATTCTCATCTTTTTCTCCTGTTTTTACATCATAAAAAATATTTAAACCAAACTCTGTCTTGAGTGAAGCCATGATCTTATCTATGGCACTCTCCGCGCCTTCTCTAAAACCAGCACCAAATGCTTCTGCACCACCTATTCTGTATCCTGTGTAATAGGCAATGCCTAAGAGCCCTAGCGAAACTAGGGTATGTGTTGTGCTATCCATTTTTTTCCTTAATGATCGGGCCAATCTAAATGCTGAAAACTACCAATTGCATGTACAAAATTTTCAGCACAGTCCTCGGCATATCGCAGATTTTTATCTAAAAGTTCGGTATGATAATGTTTCATCATACCATAATGTCTGGCTTCCATGCGAACAATATAATGATATTCGTCGCGAGATATTGATGCGCGTCGTGTTTTTGTCTCATTCCAATAATCACTTAAATGTAATTCAGCCATTGAGTTGCACCACTTCACCTATTGCTTTTTGAATTTCGAAACGATCCATACCCATCAATCTTAGTTCACGCTCAACTAATTCTTTAGAATATTTACCTTCGCGATATTCTTCAATAATTAAATTTACCTTCATATCTTTTTCTAGATCACTCATGTTTTTCTCCATGCTGTGAATAGTAATTTAGCTTCCAAACCACTAGAGATATTATACCTCAAAACGTCTTCTATTGACACCCCATTGAGGAACATATCGTTAATATCTTTTTCCTTTACCGTCTCAGGAAAAATTACTACTTCGTATCCTTTACTTATGATTTTCTCAATCTTGGCACATGTCTCTGGGCTACGAGGTTCATTATCAAATACAAAGATAGAATGTTCATTTGTCCATTCATATTTAATACTACCACCTGCCATTGCAATGGAATTAGGAACAAACATGGAGTCGATTGGACCTTCGAAAATATAATGTGGTTTTGATCGATCACATGTATCTAGACCAAATATTTTTGGTTGCTTCTCATCGATCATGATCGTAATATATCGTATACCTTCTTTACGAAACGATCGACCTTGATAACCAAATAGATTGCCATCGGCATCGATAAACGGAATAATCAATCGAGGTTCATCCCATTCTGTATCAGGAAACTTACCGGGAAGTATTGTATTCGTCCATTCTTTAAATCGTGGACAATAAAATAGTTTTGCCTGATATGGTGTTGGAATTTTACGACGATCGATATATCGTTTTGCAGGATGGTTCCACTTGAGTTGTGATATCTTCTTCAGCTTCTTTAATGGTGTTGATTTAATAAAAGTAGGCGGTTTCATTTTATCAGCGAAGATCTCGACGTCTGTCTTTGGCCTATCACCCATCTTTTCAATTATTTTTTCTTTAATAAATTCTTGATGTACAATAGGATCGATTTGTTCAAGAAATTTCTCAAGGCCGAGTGTTACACCACAATTGAAACAATGAAACAAATACCCACCTTTATCTTTAGGAAAAAGATGACCGCGAGCTTTGTATTTTGATTTACGTGAGTCACCACAGATAGGACAACGGAAGTTATACTCGTTCTTCTTTGTTCTTTTGAAGAGCTCGAGTCTATTGGAAACTAATCCAATATATTTTTGTTCAAGCCACATAATATTATAAACTCTATTGTTGACACAATAGTATTATACCGCCGAATGCTACAAAAAGTAAATGCTAAAGAAAGAAATAAGACCCCAACGTGCCTGCTACAGCAGTAGTAATGAGCCACATAAACTTCATCATTACTTCCTGCCGAGTGTGCATTTGTTTGATGGTACCATCTAATTCATCAATCTTTTCTGAGTGTCTGTTGAGTCTGTCATAGGCAATATGTTGGTTCTTTTCCATGCCTATAAGTTTCTCTTCCGCGCGGGCCAAGGAAATCATAGCTTCTGATAGTTGATCAATTTTTGTTTCGATTCTGTCTAATCGTCGATTCTGATCATCGTGCTCAGGCGATGCCATCATTTATACTCCTTTGTAAGTCTTTTACGTTGACCGTTTACTTCAATATAGTTACGCGTCAACATTTTAGTTTTACGTTTACGTCTTGTAATACCGGGTTCACCATCCGGTCCAATGCCAATTCCTGCAATGGAACCTCCACCAGCAGACATAGTCGGAGCTTCTTCTATAAGTAGATCTACCTCAGTCATATAGAAGTCCAATCTTTCCTGCAATAAATCCATGTCATCTGGATCTATATTTTCTTCTTTTAGCAACAATAAAGCTGCAGCGAATGAAGCGATACGCGACTTGCCAAACGGAACTTTGGCAAGTAATTTTTTAAGGTTAGCAACCAATCGATCAAAATAACCCCATGATCTATCTTGTTCAGGCGTTCTTTGATCTTTTGGTATAATTACCTGTCCATCTTTATTGATCATGCCTAATCTATAGGCATCCCATTTCTCAAACGGTGTTACGAGCCTCTTCAGGAAGCTGTATATAAGTGCTATGTCAATGACGCCTTTGGCCATTATATCTTCCTTAGAATTGCAGCTATATCCAAATCAACAGAGATAAATTCTGATCTCACGTGATTACCTTCATATTCTAAATCTTGCACCAAATCTGGCATATACTGTAAAAACAAAAGAAATGTTTTTAGTATTCTCCAGTGTCGTTCATCAATACGATAGAACAACATTCTTGTTGCGGCATCTGGCTTAAATACATTATAAAGAGTGATGATATGATTTAATATCAATCTCTCTTTTAACTCACCTCGCTCTTGATATCGAGAAAACAGTCTTTTTAGATATTTAAATCTTTTAAGATCGTCAAAAAATTCCTCGGTATCATAACAAGTATTCGTATAGTTTGCCGCTGCATATATTAAAAAGTTCTGCTCAGTCAATGGTGTCATAATACAACTTAAGGGGGCCGAAGCCCCCTATTAAATTAGACTACAGTCAGTGTCAGTGCGTCAGATGTAACATCGGCGCCACCGGTTACCGATACAACAGCTCGATACTTATAAGCATTCAAACCAGTTGAATCAGAAATCGATAGCGTATTTGTAGTTACGCCACTATATACACCTGCGTTCGCCAACGGAGCGAATGTTCCAGTGTTTGGATCTTCTTCCCATTGAATTGAAGTAGTTCCACCTGTTGGCGTAGTAGTTACTGCGGCTAATACGAAATCAACAGCTGCAGGTGCTGTAATGTCACCGGCAGGATCTTGACTAGTTGATAGTGCATTGATTACGAAATCAGGGATTTCAGTATCATCAGTAGCATCACCAGCAATAGAGCTCATAGCAACCAAAGTTTCTACGTGAACTCGACCGGCGCGACCGCCTGTACCTTCGACACGGCGTACCCAACCAGCGTGAGCACCACGAGTACCATTAGCACGTGCAGCAGCTTGCTCACCAGTATCGACACCGAATACCAACTCAGGATCGCCATGAGTTGATGTTGCAGTTTCAGCAGTAGTTACTGACTTAGGCTTTTCGTTAAGTGAATAGTTAGCACCTGCTGTCACTGCGGTAAGAGTGGCACCGGGCACACCAGCGACTACAGTGGCATTTGTATTATCAGCAATAGCAGTGATAAGATAATGCTCTCCGGTAGCATCAGCTACGATGTAATCGCCAACACGGGCCTCAGTTGTGAAGGCCGTGGTAGTTCCGGTGACAGCTCCAGCAGCATCGATTGCAATCGTGCCAGTTGAAGTTTTATCGTCTTTGTTTCCCCACAACATGTGTTTTTCCTCTTAATTAGGTGGTTGTTAGTTATTTATGATTTCTTTTTGTTACGCAATGAAACCAGATCCTTTCCATCGATGTCGCCATCTTTGTCAGTATCCATGTGCTTCTTTTGAGCAGGCGATAGTTCACCTTCTTTTACTCTCTTCTTATGGCCTCCACCACAAGATGACTCAAGGAATTGCTTCCAAGATTCCATACCCTCATTATATTTTTGTAGCTTCTTTTTAACACGAGGATTCTCAGAAAAATCGCCGCCTTTCTTCTTTGGTCGCATTTTATCAATTTTCTTTGCGGCACCAGTCATATTACCAGCCATACGACGTGCAGTTGATACTGCGTTTACTATACCTTCATCGACATCCATAAAACTCTCCTTTAAACCGTTTCGTCGTAGAATTTGAATAACGCCATCGCGAGGATCTGTATCCATAGAGCGCAAGAATTTTTTAAAATCTCGCATTTTACCATCGCCTATTAATTGTGCAGCCATCAAGAAATCATCTTTATCGATACCGCCGTGTTTCTTGGCATATGTCTGCAAATCTTTCGCCACTTTCTTATGCTTAGCGCCTTCATCAACCTGCTCGACTTCTTCCATTCGCGATCTTACGTTACCAAAGGATTTGTTCTGAGAAGCAGACTTTTGTGCTTTCTGCTTTCGCTTTGCGGCAAGACGATCACGTGCTGCTTTGGCATCAGCATTAGAAATACGGAAACCACCAGTATCGTGTTTCTCTTTATCCTTTGACATGCCTTCATATCCTTCTAAATGAACATCAGTATGACCCATCTTTCGGAAGTGACCAACTGCTCCAAATGCTTTATCTTTATGTACTGCAGTCTTCATCTTTTGGCCGCCACGTGTCGTATAGTTTAGAGTCTGATGATCTTTGCTTTTTGACTTCTGCTCATCATCTTTCTTATGCCATGCTCGTTCTTCGTCCATTCCTTTCTCCCGGCGGGCTGATAGATATGCAGCAATTGCCATTTTTTGTTTTTTCTTATCAGACTTACCTTTAAACTGAGGTGCATCTGAATCTTTAAAATCTTTAATATAATCGCCGGCGTCATGCTTAGATGGATCAAGTTTTTCATCAACGTGTCGCTTATCTGTTTCTGCACCCTTTATGCGCTGACGGAGATCCGTTTTAATTTTTGCATCGTTAGAACGTTCTACTGCATCGATAGACGAGGCTTTACGAAGTAGAGATCGAAGTTTCTTTTTAATTTCTGCAGGACTATCAGCATCCATATAGAAACGTGGCAATCCATCCACATCAACAGAATATTTGGCTTCTTTAAAAGATTTCATTTCTACAATCTCCCCAACTCCCTTAGTTGATACCCATACTCTTCCACCTTTTTCTTGGTGCATATTGAGCATCTCTTCTTTTGTACCAGTTGCAATAACTTTTCTCTTTTTAACAAGAGCATAATGAGTATCATCAGCATGCACAGTATCTTCGCCGACTTTAATGGTTTTATTTTTCTTTTGGCCCGGTGTCTTCTTCATATAGTCAGCGACGCCTTCAGGCTCGCCCCACTTATGAAGTGGACCATCTGGATCATTCGGCTTCGCCATCTGATACTCCGCTAGCTCCCGGAATAATATCGTCCGGATTTACGTCTTCTGCACCGGTCAGAGGATCAGGTACTTCGACTGATCTATCTGCCAACGCAGCTTCTACCTCTGCAGGATCTGGTGTTTCTGCTTCGGCTTCGGGCGCAATCATATATTTTGCGAATTGAGCTTCAAGATCTTGTCGATACAGATCTTGATTTTGCTTCATTACATCCATCACTGCGCTGTTTAAATTTGCCATCTTTTTAGTGTCTTCGATACTAGCCATTATATAGTCCTCATGTTAAATCTTTATCGTGGTTTAAACCACCTTTCTTTTTCTTTGCAATAAACGCATTAACACGCGCATGACCCCATTGTTGTGGAGTAGTGCCTGGCCTATGACCAGTTTTCCATGCAGCGACGCCTCTATTGTAAACTTTACGAAGTGTAGAAGCTGAAATACCTGACTTCTCGGCCTTTTTAGCAAATCCACCTTCTTCTGCAACTATTTCTTCATTCATATCTACACCGGTTGCATGTGGCTTTAATTCGCGATGTAAACGGTCAGCATGTTGTCGACTTTTTGCAGTAAATATTACACCCTTATCAGTAGAACCACCATATTTAATATGACCGGCTTTTTCATGTTTTCGCATAACATCACCAGCTTTCTTTTGCCTCTTATCTCCATCAAGATGATCTAGACGTACATGAAATTCAACCTCTTCATCCATCATCTTATCTACGTATTTAGTATATTTAGATTTTGGCATTTCTTTCTGACGGGCTGACTTATCGCCCGGTGCATCTTTATATGCCGATGCATCATTGTCTGCTTTTTTACCGTGCTTCTTAAAGTGTGCATCTCGTTTTGCTTTAGTCGATTTTTTCAAACCCTTATGGTATGCGGCAGGCTGTGTACCTTCGCGATCCTTGATATCCGGATCTTGTTTTGCTTCATTAGTAGGTTTTGATGCACGATTGATTGCTTTAGTATCACGTATGCGTGCACGATCCATCATGCGATCATGCTTAATTTTATCTTGTTTTTTTTCTCGACTAATACGCTGTTTAGCTTGGTCTTGACTAGCCGTACTTTCTATGAATTCTTTAAAACCTTTCATTAGCAATTCCACCTTCTCAGAGACATAGCCTTACGAGTCGGCCGGCCTTTTTCATCTTTCATTGGTCCTTTCATTCCGCTCATACGAGCGCAAAATGACTTACGTCGCTTGGCCGCTTTTCCATTAGGATCTAATTTACTTGGTGGTGTTGTCACTGCGGTCTTAACACCAGCTGCCTTCGCACCTTTTCGAGTCAAACCAGCACCATCTTCGGTTGGTCGCTTATGTCCTTTAGCGTCATCACCTCTTTTATTAGGCTTGTCATCTTCAATAATATTCGCAAGCTCAGAGTTGATCGCTTGGAATGTTTCTTGCTCACTGCCCCATTGACGATATGTTAAATATTTTTCTTTTAACTCAGTTAAATCTACGCCATACTTTACACTTTTCTTTGCGAGATTCTGTTCTACTTTCATCGTAATATTTTCGTTCTGTATAACTTCATATACAGACTCAATCACTGAGAGCATCTCATATGATTCATTTCGATTCGATCGAGCTTTCTTTACTCGCTCCATTTCTGCCTTTTTAACTTTTGGCAGCATACGCTTAGCTAAACGACTGATTAGCGCCTTTTTCTTTTCTAATTTTTTGTCAACTTGCATCCGGCCGGCCAGAGGTAAACTCTTATAGTTTTTGCCTTGTTGTCCTGCGACTCGAGCTCGAATAAGTTCACGTGCTTTCTTTTGTGATCGGCGTTGAAGTTTATCAGGAGCAGCAATCTTATACTTTGCTCTGCGTCTACCTAACTTAATCTTAGACTTAATACGCTTCATCATAGCCTTACGCTTTAATCGTTGTTGAAGATTAAGAGCTTCATCGAGCGTGAGATCTTCTGTAATCCCAGCGGCCTCTCTAATTTTATCATACATTTCTTTTGCCTCTTTGCCCCGTTGCAATTTTGCTGGGAGTCCTTTCTTAAATTCTTCAAACTTACCTGACTGAGCAAGCCCACGCAATTTAGATGCACTCATGCCTGATACATCGTCAGCATCTGGATCGCGATCACCAGCAGACTGTACATCTAGTTTTTCGTAAGCATAATCTTTGCCATTATATTTTTTAAGTAGAGTCTCGAATTCACCTACACGATCAGAACCACCAATGACGATGACTTCGTCGTATTGATTATCGAGTTCTTTTAATACTTCAATGATTGTGCGTGCAGTTGTTCGCTTGACAATTTTACCAAATGCTTTTGTAGAAAATCGAACTTTATCGTCATACGAAAGTGGATTCTTTTTCTTGTCTTGCGAGTGTGACAAATATAGGGCAGGAGTCGCTCGCTCTTTACGAGCAACTGATTGGATCTTGTTAACAAGTTTTTGATGGCCAACGGTAGGCGGATTCATCCGACCGAACGCCAGTACAATTTTTTTCATAGAGGATTGCCTTAGCCTAACTCTTGTTGTTAAATTAATATTGTATATTTATAATTTCTTGAAACCCACGCGTCATAGGTCCATTTGTAGCAGATGCCGTGTGCCATATTGTTGATTCTCTAATATATCCGACACCAACTATAGGATCCATCATGCATGTTTTTACTTGTGTGCCGCCGAAAGTATTTTGCATCCAATAGCAATCTATATATCCTTTAACACCTTTTTCTTTTATTTCTTCTAATAATATTTTGGCAGTCTCAGGATGAATAGCATAACCATGCGCGCCATGAATAGTTTTTACTAATACTAATTGTGTAGAATGTTGACCATTAATAGATCTCAGATTCATTCTCCACGGTTCACGGAGTTTGTATCCCATACCTACAAAAAAACCTACAGGAATATCAACGGTATCATATCTTCGATTTACACAAAAATCATGTTCCATAATTGCAATGCATTCATTATGTTTAGCAGCATATTCCCATAAATGTATATGAGCAAGTGTAATGCATTCAGCCCCATCTTCTACCATATGATATTTTTCGTAATGAGGCAAATAATCAAATTTCTTTTCTATATCTAGATCTATTCTATTCCAAGCTTTCTGTGGATCAGATTCCCAATCTAAATATTCATATTTCATTTGAACTTCACCGACAGTTTTTGCAGTAAATGCACTATATTCTTTAGATATTTTACTGTCGTGTCGAACGATAAATGTCTTACTAATTCTCATATCTGTACATCTTCATTATGTCTTCACCTATAATGCCTAAAACATTATTTTTTTCTTCAGTAGATAATTTTGTTTCTATGTTTCTATATCTATTTACATCATCTGCAGAAAAAGATGGTGACATACTTATTTTAGTCAGCTCACCGGTAAATGGTGTACATTCATCATTAAAATGTTCGCTAATTTTATTTAACCACAATTCTCTTGATACTAATAAATCTTCATATTTTATATGTAATATGTTTTGATAACGCATTTGTTCTTTCCAAAACAATGCATGATCATGATATATTTCTGCAAACATTTCTGATTTATGAGAAGCATTATATTTTTTAAATCTTCTCATGTCAACATTTTTTTTCTGTACACTTTCTATCCAAGTAAATGGATGTTTAGTAATTAGAATTGCATTGATAGATCTTAAACGATTTATCCAATAGTCATATGTTTCTACTACATATGAACCATTACTTCTAAAATGAACTACTTTACCATCGTCGTTATATTTAACTCTGGCTTTTTGTGTTTTGATATCGTGTTGAATATCGAAAGCATGTTTCCAAACACCATTATGCTCATACGCCAATAAAAGATTTGTGTCTTTAAAAGATTTTTTAATAAGAGTTTCTAAAAAATTAGTGCCACTTCTTTGTAAACCAAATACGGTATAATCCACTATTTTTCCCAGCCTTTGATTACCTCCGGCGAGAAATTGGCTCTGGAAAATTCCATACGATCCACAATCTTCACAGCATCATTACTCAAGTGATCGATAGCAACAAATCCTTCAGGTGCAGTCACTTTAAATCCGTTCTTTGTTCGAAGGAATGTGCTCATGCTGCCAGCCTGATTCATCTTATCGATAATCATCTGTTTGATATCGGCAAGCATGACCATTAGTCTAAACATATTCTCGAAGTCTTTTGCTTTATATTGAGTAAAGATTTTGAGAACATCTGATTGCTTTGCTTTTACTGCAGATTTACCTTTATCAGATGATCGCTTATCCATTTCTTTACCATAATAGTTAGTAATATAATCAATCAATTTTTTGGCATGAGTTTTAGGATTAGCGCGCTGACCTTGACGTACAAATGTATTATTAAACGTCTTCACACGAAGTTTAAGTTCTTCATTATTAGCGATACCATTTAACAAACCAGCAGGAACTGACTTGAACAAGACTCCTGCCTTTGACAATTCGTCAGTAACAGCTTTTGTTTCTGCCGCGCTGAACACAGCTCGCCCGGATTCGTCGCGATAGGTGGCGTCAGTTTGCCAGATACTGGCAGAGGAATTAAATTTGGAGGCGATGTCCTTACCAAAAGAGGCCGACATAGTCTCAAAGGAAGTACCTGTGTAGGTGGTATGCCAAACGACTCCAATATTGGCTTTGGCAATTTGTCTTCCGAGTGGAGTGTTAACGGGAATAGCATACACAATAGTGTTAGGCTGAAAAGTGTAATATACTTGATCATCTATTTTTTCCTTCTTCACATCACCTTTTGTAAACATCAAGTCGCCTTGATATACTCCTGATTTGACACCTAGTTTTGAGAATTCTGCGAGTGATTGTAATAGCTTGTCTTGTAAATCTCCGGAAGTATCAGCTTTAACGTCAGCGGGAGTCTTGTAAACTTTTGGATTCTTATTGAACACTCCTTTCTTAGCCACAAAAAACTTACCATCTGAAGGATCGACACCCACAAATACAGCCGGAGCACCGTCCCATTTGACAGTCCTTGAAATATTTTTGTTCGTATGACCCGCCAACATATCTCGCAGAGAACGTAGAAAAATAATTGCTTTACGTGTTCCATTCACACCCTCGTTAAACATCATATCTTCCACGTGTTCCATGTGGGTATTCTTAGCTTCAATAATAAATTGATTAAACTTTTTCATTTTTTTCCTTGTAATCTTTTATCGCAGCTTTGATCGCATCTTCTGCAAGCACACTACAGTGGATTTTGACTGGTGGAAGTGCGAGCTCTTCTGCAATATCGGTGTTTCTAATATTCCCAGCTTCATCAAGACTCTTACCTTTAACCCATTCGGTAAGGAGGGAGGAAGAAGCGATAGCACTTCCGCATCCGTAGGTTTTAAACCTAGCATCTTCGATAATTCCATCGTCATTTACCTGTATTTGTAGTTGCATAACATCGCCGCATGCAGGTGCACCAACCATACCAGTGCCAATGTCAGATGCATCTTTATCGAGCTTTCCTACATTTCGTGGATTCTCGTAGTGATCCATTACTTGTTCACTATACGCCATTATTCATAAACCTTTATATACACACTCGACAACTTAGATTGACTACCTGCATAATTATGTATAGAGTTGACAATCTTGTTTGCTTTGGTACCTTTATTTTTCACAAGTATACTTAATAAAGTGCATACTCCTAATTTTCCATGTATCCATTCAATTTCTTGCTTTGGTACTTCAGCTTTAAATTCTTTTTCTTTAATCTGATTATTTACCATCTTAGCCATATTCCAAAATTTTTGAAGATCTTGTTTATTGCCCTTCTTTATATTTTTGGCCATATTTACGATGGCAGAATTATTTGGTAAAGTTATGCCTGTTACATCATTGATAAATTCTGTAATTGGTCCCCAGCTTGCACCACCACCTCGTGCAGTCTTTCCAAGAATCTCGGCTTTAATAATAGCCAAGCCTGAATTTGGTCTAACTTCCATCTTTCCATCAGAATAAATGATTTGACCACCTTTTGAAGAATAGAATGTATTATTTCTATTCTGACCTTGAGTCTTAGCTTCAACAAATTTTAATTTTGATGGTCGTGCATTACCTTCATTGAGAACTGATAACTTAGCAACTTTCTTTACCTGCTTCAGAGAAATACCAACACAGTTTTTGTTTTTAAATGCTGCAGCAATATCTTGATTATATTCTTGAATCGTACGAGTGCTCATCTTCGATACATCAAAATTCTTTTCAACGGCCCATATATCGCCAGGATTCCATTTATCATCAGTCATGATTTCCATTCCTGAATTTTTAAATGCTTCTTTCTTCATAGAATATATTTTTTTCATTACATTTGAATCGCGATGAAACACATGTCTCTTATTAATATATCCTTTTGATATCAATATTTCGCTTGATTTAAATGCTGAGTTGTGCCAAAGAGAATCAGCATCTCGTATTTCATCAAATGACGTACTACCAACTTCACATTTTGCATATGCTTTTTTCAAAACAGATGGTGTAAAAAATGAAATATCTTTGCCAGGATTGTCGAGCATAGCCTGACAATATACACATTGCATCGATTCTACAACTGCAGTTTGAAGAGTACCACCGCCGGCACCACCGCCGCCTCCACCGAAAAGCGCACTTTTAGCGATATCTGACGATTTAATAGTTCGCGAACCTGCAGTCAGTTCAAAAGCTTTTTCTTCTTTTCGAAACTGTTCTATGCCTGCTAAATTTTCTTTAGATTTATCAAGCTTGAGTTCACTACCATCAACCAGTGGTAATACAATACCTTCTTTTATAGCGCGTTCAAGAATATCGATACGCTGCTCGCCTGTATTGCTATTTTTCTTTTTAAGTTCAGCTGGTGTAAGCTTTGCAAGTGCCATAGAAACTCCTTTGTCTATGGCTATTTATTATGCTGCAAACTGGAACCACTGTGGTACAGGACGTTTAGACCAAACCATCTTGAAACGATGTTGTTTAGTCTGATAGAACTTTCGATACGAGCCAATTACATCGTTCGGATCAATACATTCAGGTGCAGCACCCATCGCCAATGGCATAGGTGTAACTTCCTGTGATGGATTAATGTTATTTGGTGGATAACACAACCAACCATCCAAAGCATCAGTCTTGTGACTTTTACCATATCGATAGTTGTATTCGATGCCAAGATACAGGAACATTTGATATGCCCACTGATAATTACCAGCTGTCTCCATTGCCCATTCTGTGCATGGATGCTTCATGTGTGCAGCCTTATATAGTACATCTTCGCGCTCGTCAGGCAGACGCCAGTGCTTCTTCATGCGAGGCTCACCTGATTTAAGATAGACTTGATTCCCCTGTTTATCAAGGGCAGGCACCATTGTCAACTCACCGTCAAGTAGTCGATGAACTGTGCAGAGCATTTGTGCTTCTTCGACATACATCTTAGGCACATGCTTGTCGCAATGTGATTGAGCACATTGCTGTGGAGTATGTTCAATTCTAAATCTATTCACTGATTATGTCCATCATATAGTTGTTGAATGATACGCTCGAATTCTTCAAGCGTTACATTAATATAGTACTTCTTTTCGTCGTAATTGTACACCAGAATGCCATCGTCAATCAAGCGTTTCGTATCTTTCATAGTCACCAGTTATGCACCACATTTGCTATAATAAAAAAACAGGTCATGAAGTTGACACCGACAATGATAGTACGTACAAACGTAATATAGTTGTCATACGGTTTTGTGGTATCGTCATCATAACCACCCAGACTATACTGCCAAATTTTCCAAAGTTTTACCAATCTGTACATTCGTATATCTCAAATACTTTATCGCCACAAACTAATTCTTCGTTTATTATTTCACAACGCTTTCGAGTTTCACTGATTTTTTCCCAACGCTTACAGAAGCTGTTGCCGTAGTCGTACTCAAGCTCATATGCTTCTGATACCTCGACGTCTTCTAGCTCAACGTCTTTCGTTGTTGTAGCACAACCGGCGAGAATCAAACCAGCGGAAATATATCCGATATAACTTTTCCACATTCTTTCGCTAACTCCATGTGTTCGAGCTGTGTACCATTTGCGGATCGCAGCTCAATAAAATGTACCCATGACCTGAGTGTACCATTTACATACAATCTGGAAATTGTGTTACCTTCCGGTAGTACAGCTCGAGCTTGTTCTTTGGCAATGCCATGATCTATAGCCCATTTATATGCTCGTTGAGCTCTATTGATAACAGCCAGTTGCTCATCTTCCCATCGCTCCATAATATATTCATCATCGCATGCAATACTATTCTGACGATTCTTTGGATCTTGCAAACGTGCTTCTCTTACTTCGAATGGATATTCTTCCATGTCAGTCGGATCTGCATATCGTTGAGAGAATTCTTGGAATGAGAACGATCGATGTCGCAATAACTGACGAGCAATATCACGAGTTGTTTCTATTTCCATACACACTGATACCATCTCGAGTGGTGACCAATGTTTATGCTTGATAAGATATTTAACCAGCTTCTCAGATGTCTCTTTGTTCATCTGATTAGAAGGATTACTGACTCGTGCACAGAAAGCAACGAGATCAAGGGCAGATGCATAATCACCACGATCAAATACTACATCTACTGGTACCTGACTATGACTAATTAGTTTTACTTTCATTTATTTTACTCAACCTTAATAATAAAATTTTCGCCATCAAGTCGAATATGATTTACTAGCAGTGGTTCATCACCCTTCTGTCCACCTTGAATCTCATCATAGAAAATTATAGAGCCAATTGCAACATACGGGCCGCCACTCGGATCAAACATACCAAGATCATTTATATCCAGTTTTTCTTGACCTTCCTTACCACCATAACGACAGTACTTCATTGAGTCGCCTTCCATCACAAACTTGTACTCTTTGTCATTGAGTTTTTCCCAATGATAATCATCACTATATCTATTTTTCATTAAATTTCTCGTAATATAGTTGATGCCAACATGAACGCAGATACTGCATTCAACATGATAAGAGCTCGATCTCTCCAGATGACTGAAACCCATAACCACAATAGGATGCCAATAACACCGAATACCAAATCATACATTCGATAATCTGGTCCTGCAGATCTCATTGCAAGTGAGATAAGAATCATGATTGAAGCGATCCACTTCAAATACCAATCAAAATTTTCTGGATACCATGAGCGATCAGGCTTTTGTCTACCTTCAGCTCGTTTCATTGGATCACGCGTGACCATTATGCATAACTCCATGTCAAAAGACTAATTAAAGAACCCAAGGCTAAAATGCCGAGGAGTCCATAAAAAGCAAACTTAAAAATAACGCCTGCAAATTTGCAAATCGCCCAAACTATTAAACCAATGATCGTGAGCCAAAAGACACTCCATCCAAAAATATAGAGTGTACCAATTGCCATGATAATAAGTTCCATTACTCAGCCTCAGCTTCTCCACTAGGTCGATCAATAATATTCGTATTGTTTTGAATCTCAGCCACTAGTTCAGAAACTTGATTGTAAGGCATTGCACCTAAAACAGCGAGAATTTTATTCATTGTGTCAATTTCAATCAAAACCACTTTTTCCATAATTATTTCCTCAAATCATCTTGAATGTCATCAATGATGGCTTCACCTTTTTTATCTACCCAAGCACAGCCTTTATAGGCGTATTCGATAGCAGTAAACAGCAAATCCCAAACTATTGCTACTGGTACAACAATACCATAAAGCAAACCTATTTTTACATATCTATTCATAGTTTATCCATGATTCTATCAATTTTACGATTAATGGTACGCTGTACCTTATTATCAATCGATCGACGTGCATACCATGCTGTACGATCAATATTCTTTTCTACTATACCACAAAATGCACCAGTACCGGTAGCTGTTCGATCACATTGATTACGAAGGACCTGTGACTTAGGAATAAAGTCTCCGGTTTGTGGATCTGTAACAGTGTAGCAATTCTTACAAAACAAGTTGTTTGCTACTTTCTCTTCTTCTGTCTGTGCATTGGCTTCGAAAGCAACGAGAACCAATGCGAGTGCGAATAATTTTTTCATAGGAAGTTCCTCCAAACCTTATTTATGCTGCTTCTTCGACAGCCACTTCAATGGGTACAATTTCAGCCATCTCAGAGATCTTATTGATTAGCGCGGATCGACGAATGCGTGTATAACCGCCGTATCTGCTTCGTTCAGCAAAAGCCACAATCGAACCAGTCCACTCGGCGAAGAAAGCATAAGTCTTATCACTACCACGTACGCGAACTTTGATGGTATCAAGATAGTTAGAAGCGAGTTTGCAATTTGCAAACATTGCGCCGACGATAGCTTTTGCTTTTTCATGACCAATTCTGGTATCAGCATCGATCTTCGCTTTACGCTCGGCTTCTTCTTCATCACGCAAACGTTTTTGTTCTGCTTGGATATCTGCGAAAGCAGTCATGATAGCTTCTTCGTCATTGCGAACGGCTTCGACAAAGTTGCACGCTTCGCCAAGTAGTTTGATGTAAGCATTGGTAGTTTCGATAGCGTCCAAACCATTTTCGCCACCAGACGATCGATTGATTTCGGTCCTGAGCTCGTACTTGATATCATCATCTTTTGTATATTTGTAGTCGACTCGCGCATAGACTGTAACTACACTTGATGACCAAAAATATTTTTCGTCAGTGAATTCGAATGCAGTGTAACCACCGTTGATGATTTTTTCGAAAGCTTCAGTGTTGTATACTGGATTGGTCATAGTCATTCTCCTTAAGCTACTTCAATTTCGTTAAAACCAAAACCTGCCACCATGAAATATCGATGACCGTCAGTGTGAGTCTCAATAATATCACCAACACTCAGTGAGTGCATTGGCATAAATCGACGAACTGCGTCAGGATTGTTCCAAGCATTTGTGAGATGAAACACATCGTCGAGGTCAACCGCTTCAACCCGAGCAACTGGATTGAAGTATTGAAAATCTTGAGGTTGATAGTCTGAATCATTGAAAGACAGACGACGATAAGTATCAAGATCTCGATCAGAGAGGTCTCGGTCGAGCTGGTGAATAGTGAATGTTGCCATAGCTTTTTTCCTGTGTTTTTCCAATTTACAAGTGCTATTCTATCAAGCGGTGACAGGAATGTACATCTCTAAGTTATTGATTTATAAAGACTTTTTGAAGACTTGCAAGTTATTGATTTTATTAGACTTTTTCAAGAACTTTTTTCACTTTTTTTAGACTATTTTCGTCTAAGTATATAACTTTTTGATCTTTTGCTTATAAAATGGTTTCAAAATCAGTTAAAAATGACCAAAGCGCCGAATCTTCTGAATACTTATTGATATTGCAGGCGGCTGTAATTCTTGTCTCATCTGAAGAAAATTTACCTACACCATGAAATACCCAACCGGGTAAGATGACAACTTCACCATCTTTACCCCAATGTTCATATGTTTCATTTCGTTCTGAATCATAGAATACTGTAGGCGCTACATGACAATTTTTTACATAGACAACTGTTGTGAATGTACATGGATGAACATGTGGTAAATTTTCACTAGACGAATCTGCCAAATTGAACCACCAAGAAGATTCTTTATTATATGGAACAGCTGCCATTTGAATAGCAGCACCAGACCATAATTCAGAATAAGACTTATCAGTTCGTTGATGCATAAAATAGGTAGCCAAACCTATCATGTAGGCATGTAAGTTTGAATCTAAAATTTTAGTAATAGGAATTGCAGTTTGTCCTGCATTAGCACCTACATTATGATGATGTTTTAGAAAACCTAAATCAGGATGATTAAGGGTTTCTCTACACTCATAAGCTAATCTTAAAAAATCATTGTGTATATCAGGATGAAGCTTGCCGGCAAGAATAGGTAAACTAAAATCTAGATATTGGAAATTAGAAAAAAGCTTGTTCAAGCCTAATTCTAATTTGTCTATATGAGGTAAATCATCATTTTTCATTTGTTAAATCATGTACGTGCAATGCAATAAGTGCGTAGTGAAGAACTTTAAGTAGATCTTTTCGGTTCTTACCTTCTTTTTTACCATAACGTTGAGTATATTTAATCACATTTCCCAAACAAAATCCTTCACCATGACCGGCATCAATAACAAACTCTGTGGTCTGAACTTTGTTTTGTGCATAGTGTTCATCATAAGTTTGATCAACATATGCTTTTAGTTCATCGATTAGTTGCTGTTCATTATATTTGTACTCAATCATCTCCAATTCCATAAACTGTCCAAAAGTTTTGTCCATCCCCTAAAAGGTCATAATCAGATACGTATGCATTTCCACTCACTGAAATTCTAATTTTATCGCTCGTATTTCTTTGAGTATAATGTGTTATCCAATCAGGAAAAATAACAAGCTTACCTGTTTCAGGAATCACATAATCAATCACTCTTCGTTTTTCTGCCATCATACTAAAGATAAGATCACCAGTACTATCGTCAGCATCTACATAATATACCCAAGATAGAGCCATAGGATTCTGTCTATCGCTATGTTGATGTGGTCCGGTAGATTCACCCGGATTAATAATATGAGACCATTTTTGTTGAGTAGAAAATCCTGAATGTATATTTTCTTTTATAACTTGATCAACTGCTGATATTAGTTTTTTACCTAATTTTGTTGTTGGATAATCACTATCTTCGAAAAACGTATGCTTCGGATCTTTAAAAGCTTTATCATCTTTTAATTCTAAAACATCTTTAGCAAGTTGTACATTATCAAATTCAAGTGTTGTCACAAATTTATTACATAGGAATATTGGTTCAAACATAATCTTCAATACTCACTATTGTTTTTTTAATAATATCTTCGAAAGTTCCATCAGGTTCACGTATAACTATTCTATCACTTTGTGGATTATCATGCGCAATAGTACCTATACAGGTTAGATGATCACCAGTTTTCCAGTGTTCATACACGATCTTCTTCATTTCCATGAGTCAAATACATTCCTATCAAATTTTTCTGCTTTCAATCTTTCACCGAATGCACTGCTATCCATGATTGGTTTATCATCGATATCAGGTCCAACGTTTTCCTGTGCATTCTGTTCTACATCATATATCTTCATTCGAGCTCGATCTACACCAACTACGAATCTTCGGTAGAGGCCAGGATCGTTATATCGGTTTTTGAGTTGTTTGATGAGGAGCTGGCCGAGGCTTTCAAGTTCTTCTGAAGATATGGCGGCAAACATAAAGTCCGCAGTAGCGGGCAATCCAAATGATTCACTCGTGTCTTCAAGCCCCACATCCGACGACGTGAAGCCTGTACGATTTGTCTGCGTTGCGGTAAAGATCGGGAGATTGTATTCAACTGCAAGTCCTCTTAGTTCTTCTGCTATGGCTTTCACCAATGTATAACTATTAACATTCGCGCCACCACGAATACGTGATGATGTGCATAAATTTAGATAATCGATATAGATAATGTCCGGTATAAACTTCTTTTTCATTTTCAGTTCATTCAGGAGATGTCTAAAATGACCAGACCCAACAGATGCCGTAGGATACTCCTTCACGATCAATTTACCAGACGTCTTGTTCCGTATTCGTTGTATTTTGGTCTGATAGGTTTCGCGTGGGTATGTCTCCAAATCGTTCAATGGTATGGACATTAGATTTGCATCGATACGTTCTGAGATACGTTCTTCGGCCATTTCTAATGTAATATACAATACATTCTTACCAGCCATAAGATTAGCTGCAGCGAAGTGACACATCATCAACGTCTTACCAACACCAGTACCAGCCAAGATAACATTAAGTGTTTTACGAGGAACACCACCTCGAGTGATCTTATTCAGATATTCGATGTCAAATGGCACACGCTCTACAACTTTATGATAGAAGTCATATCGAGCCTCATAGTCTTCAAGAAAATCGTGGCCAATATGTTGATCAAAGGATACCGAAAGCGCATCAGATAGGATCTGAGGCAGCGCACCTTTATCTTTATCTTTGACTTTACCATCGATAACCTGAATAGATTCCATGATGGCATTATAGATTGCTTTGTCTTGACAATACTTTTCGGTTTGTTTCACCAACCAATCATAGTCAGTGTCTTGTTTTTGCAATCGACCAATTAGTTGTACAGCTTCGGCATATGAATCTTGATTGAGTTGCAAATCGTCCAATTCAATCTTTAGTGCTGCTTGTGTAGGTGCGACATTGTATTTTGTAAAATGTTCTTCGATTAAACCAAAGATGATACGATACTCATGATTAACAAAGTATTCTGGTTTAATATATGGCAACGTCGTACGAATATAATCTTCGTTATGAACGAGACTTGAGAAGATAAGATCTTCTATTGAAATATCAGTCATACATCATCCTCACCTTTAATATACCACCATATTACTCCAAGAATAATAAAAAGTACATACAATAAAAATGTTGTTATTCCCATAAAAAATGAATTACGATTCGTTCGTTAGTATCAGTATTTGATGTTGATCTATGTCTCATATCACCATCAAAAAGTAAAAATCTGTTTCTCTTCGATTCTATAGATACACCATCAAAGTCTGTTGTCCCATTACATGTTGTTAGATAAAATATACCAACCTTATGCTTGTTTAGTGAATCAGTATGAAAATCACCAAGCATTTTTTCTACAGTTCTTTCTGCCCACATTACTCTTGCTTGACTAGGATGACCGAAGACTTCAAAAAAACCATTGAATACTGATAATAAATCTTTAGAATAATCATTTTCAAATTCATTTTCCATTTTCAAATAGCTATTCCATGCGGCAATGTTGCAATCACCATCGCGAGCCCAACCACCTTTTCCATTGCTCAGCCATGTTAGGTTGTTCATTACAATATGAGTAATATATTCTATTTCATTAGGTCTTAGAAAATTATCTAGAACTTCAAACTTCATTAGTCAAGAAATCCTCTATTTCTTCGTCTTTAATAATAGATGAATGAGCTACCGAGTACTTATTCTTTACATAATCTGCAAAACCAGAAGTTGTAAGTATAGGCATCCAGAAATCAGCTGTATCTGTATCTTTGGCTCTTACCTTTGTACCAACCAATTCACCTGTTGATGTATCGACGCGCTGATACCAACCATTCGATGGCTTCACTACAAAACCACCATCCATAGCAATGTCGAGAAGCCCGCTCCACTTAGAAAGGCCGCCGTCATGAGTAACAGTAACAGGGATTTTCGCCTTCTCACGTACATGTCTTGATTTTTCCACATTAATGATGAAATTATATCCAACAACATCTTTACCTTCTTTTTCTTGTTGACGGCCGATGATGTAGATATTGTCAGCTGAGTAGTATGAACCAGTGCCGCCTCCAACAATATCTTTAGGGAACAAAGACATTTCTTTATAGGTATGATTGACTACTACCATAGGGATATCTTTGAGGGTGAGATGAGGAGTCACCATACGAAACAGCGACTTAATTTGCTTAGCTCGCGACATGTCTGCCACTGCTTTCTCGTTAAGTGCATCTTCGACTTCTTTCTTTGAAGCCAAGTTACCGATGGAGTCGACAATGACGATCAGCTTATCGCCACGATCGACCTGATCGAGTTGTTTCATGATATCAAACTTTAATTGTTCAACATCAGTAATAGGGGTATGGAGTACACGATCGCCATCGATTCCGAAAGAATCAAAGTATGATTGTGGAGTACCAAATTCTGAATCGTAAAATAAAAGTGCTGCATCTTCATATTTGTCCATATATGCTTTAGCCATGAGTAGACTAAACGCAGTCTTAAAGTGTTTAGAAGGACCAGCCCACATCGTAAGGCCAGGAGTGAGACCACCATCCAATCTACCACTCAATGCTACATTGATAACGGGGATGGCGGTAGGGATCATGTCTTTTTGTGTGAAGAACTTGGATTCAGTCAGGATTGACGTATCTTTGATTGTTGAGTTCTTCTTTAGTTTAGCGAGTACGCTCATGTATAGTATTCTCCACGCAGGTTGATATTTAATATATTCTACACTAAAACGTTGGAAAAGTAAATGCTATGGGAGCCATTGATTATCGAGATCAATAAGACCTGTCTTATACCACCTCTCTTCAATTTCTGTCAATGGCTCACGCTGGTATTCGTATGCTTCTATTTCATATGGATGTTTGCGATATCCATATCGAAAGAATTTAAGAATGTATGAAGAATAGAATCCCCACACACCCATACTTTGTATCTGATAACAATGTTCTAATTCGTGTTTGAAGATACGACGACCAGGTTG